GCCCCTGGTCGCGGGGCTGAAGGGCTCTCCGCCCCTCCTGATAGGCGCAACGCGTATTCGTCAGGAACACCGTCCGCCTTGGCCTGCCGTGCTGCATTCAGCGCGGCAGCAGGGAGACGCGCCGCCGTAGCCGCCGTCTCCATCTCCCAGCCCTCGTCGAGAAGCGCGACGAACGTAGCAGCCAGGTTGTCGTCCTCGAACAGGTCGGCGTTCTCGGACTTGAACCACTTGGCGTACTGCTCGGCCTCGCGCTCAATCGTGGCCTCGACATTGGACTGGTAGTCCTTGTACGTCTTCTCCAACTCGCCGTACTTGGACTCCCACTCGGTCGTCGCCGTACCTTGCGCCTCTTCAAGCTCTTTGATCTTGGCGGCGTACTCGGCGACGCGTGGGTCTTCCTTGCCCTCTAGGAGCGAGTTGTACAGCTCCTTCAGGGACTTGGCATCGTCCACCATCGAAGCGGCCTTGTCGTCGGCCCACTTCTGGTAGTACGTCTGCATCGGCGTGGCCCAGCCCCGGACTTGCTCCGGGAGGTTGTCGACCTCACCCTTCCAGTCGTCCCATCCGAACTCGTCTGCGGATGGAAAAGCAGCAGGCTGCTCCGATGTCTCTTCACGAACTTCGGATTCAGATGCACTACCCTCGACAGGAGCAGCTGCTGCTTCCGGCGCTGCCTCGACAGGCGCCTCGGTTTCCTCGGACTCCATCAAGCCTCCTTTCCGTCAGCATTACGAGCAGCCGTAATGCGGAACACTGCGAGCTGGGCTCGGGGAGACTTGCCTTTCTCGAAGACAGACTTGGGCTTGCCGTCGTACTCTTCGCCCTCGTCGTCCTCGTCGTCCTCGTCTTCGTCGTAGTCCGTCTTCATGACCAAGTCGTACCCGTGCTCGTCCAGAAGTTCCCGCAGGTCTGCTTCGGAGGCAGGCGGGTCTTCCTTCAGGTCACGCAGTAGTTCGTTCATCATTGGCATAGACGGCTCTCTAGGACGTGTGTACTAGACGAAAACTTTGTTGTCAATCTCTCCCCGTTGCTTTGCCTTCTCTACCCGACGCTTCTCGTGCTGCTGAGCCAGGTCACGGTAGCCGCGTCGCTTGGCAGTCTTCTCTGCCTTCTCTCGGGCCGTATCTACGTGCTTTCGCCACGACGTAGAGTCAGCACTCATCATATCCCAGCCTGGGTTCTGCTTCTTGTACTCGCGAAGCTCGGACGCAGACTCNAACGTGCGTCCAATCTGGCCCACCTTGAGGGGCTTGGACGGCATCGGTCCCACCGTCATCACCGCCCCAATCCGGATGGTGATGGAACTGTGGCACTCGGGACAGACTGCGTTGTCGACCTTGGCCAGCGGGATGAACATGTCGGTGAAGTAGCCGCAGCCACCGTTGCATCGGAAGTCGTACAGAGGCATCAGACAAGTCCGTAGTCGCGAAGAGCCATCAGAGCCGTCTCCAAGTCGAGCGGCTGGAGCGGTACTGCCTGCTGGCGACGGCGAAGCGGGTTGTAGCCCGACGCTGCCTTGCGGCGGTTCATGTAGCGCGGCATCAGTTCGAGGTTGGCCAGGTTGTTCGAGCCCCCGTTGGACAGAGCCTGCTTGTGGTCGACCTCGATGCCCGTCGGCAGTTCCATGCCCAGAGCTTTCTCCGCGTTCTTCCGTGCCTGGTTCCGCGCAGAGCGCAGAGCAATCTGCTCGGGCTTCCCGTGGAAGTCGGCGTACTCCTTCTTGTAGTTACGCGGCTTCCCGTTCTTCAGAGCTGGGGCCTTCTTTGCACGCCTCATTTCTTACTCCCTGGGAAGCCGGGACCACCCAGAGGCGTCGNTGGCTTCGGTAGTTCGATACCGGGAGGAAGCCCCCCGGTTGCGATGTTGTCCTCGCCCATGCGGGCTCCTACCGTTTCCTCCTCGGGAGGAGCGGGTGGGAGCGGACCAGCCGGTGCCTGTCCCTCTTCCGGGGGCGGTGCCTGCTGCTGACCCGGGGGGGCTAGAATGTCGCGCATCCCGAGCAGGTCAAGCAGCTTGTTGATGAGCTTGGTCTTGTCCACCGCAGGGCTTTCGAGAAGCAGCGGCATGTACTGCTGGAGCTTCTGAAGCTGCACGAGTCGGTGGTTCTCGGTCGGGCTGTACGGGATGGCGATGTAGTCGAAGTCCAGAGGCTTCTCGGCTGGGTTGCGCCGAGGCCGCATGGCCAGCGTCTGTCGCGTCACCTGGAGCACTTCCTGGCTGTCCGTGAGCCGGATGGGCAGTACCGTGTTGGGCGGCAGGAACTCTTCGTAGAGCCCCACAATCTTCTGGGAGTTGTTGTCGACACAGTCTTCGATCATCTTGATGCGGCGACCGTTGCGGGTACGCGTGGCCGTGTCAGCCAGTGCCACCTCGGTAGCAACGTCAGCCACACCGACGACACCACGGCTGTACTGCGGGATGCCCAGGATGAACTCGATGCCCGTGTTGCAGCGGTCCCGCATCTCACGGAACTCGGGGCTGAAGCTCGGCACGGGCGTCTGGCCGATGATGTCGCGCAGCGGTGCGTTGGCCTTGCCCTCGACGTTAATCATCGAGCCCGGTTGGTTGGCTTCCCGCAGCGCGCTCATCAAGGCTTCGGGGTTGTCGACCAGCGCGGTGTTCACCATCATCACAGGCGTCGAGGTGTGGGCGTGCCACAGTTCGAGCGTGTCAATCTCGTTGAGACGTTCCTGCGAGGAGGCAATGAGCTTGATGTCCGACAGCCCGCCGAGGTCCGTCATGTTCTCGTTGAACGTGACCAGCGAGAACGGGTTGCGGACGTAGCGGTAGGGCAACTCGCCCTCGAAGAGCGGGTCTTCGATGTCTTCGAGGACGTGGTAATACTTGTCCGACTCAAAGTCGTAGACCTCGTAGACAGTCACCCACTTGTAGACCTCAAGGCTAGCCTCGTTCACCATCGCGCGGTCGCGGACGTAGTCCTTGAGCCACGTCGGGTAGCCCCCGTAGTACGCCTTCTTCGCAACTGCCGGGTCGTACTGCGACGGACGCCCATCGCTCCGAGGCTCCGAGCGTGCCTTGAACTCCTCTCTGGTGAGAACAGTCGTCTCCACCAGGTACCGGATGTCGTCAAACCTCTTCGCCGACATGTCGAAGAAGATGGCACGCGGGTCCACGTCGAAGATTTGCACGGACTCCCGCTTGAAGTCCCACACCGCCTTGGTGAAGCCCCGACCGCAGATGGACGCGTTGGTCGCCGTCTTCCACAGCGTAGCGTGCATGTTGTTCCGCTGAAAGCAATCATTGATGAGCGCTTCGCGGAACTGTGCGGCAGGCTGCAGGGGCTTCTGCCTAGCCATGACGGTGACCTGCGGGTTCTGCGGACAGACATTCGCGATCATCGTGTCGATGTAGGCATACGGGTAGTTGGTCTGGAAGTTAATGTCCTCCTCTTCCAGAATCTCCGTCGAGCCTGACGGGCGGTCGGTGTCTGCGCCCCAGTACTCGGCGACGTACCACGACCGCCAGCGGTCCCAGTCGCGGCGCTCAATGCGAGACTTGGCGCGGTGGGTCTTAATGATGCCCTGGATTTGCTTCTGGGTCAGTCCCACAGCTACCGCCTACGTCGTGGATAACGTGCTCGCACACGCCGCTTGTTCGACTTGTTACCAGCTTTCCGATATTCCTGCAACTGCTCGTACGTCATGTCACGGAACAGCACGACATTGTCCAGTTCTGCTGGTTTCTGGTCCTGCCTGTATCTGCGCGGCGCAGCCCTTGCGACCACACAAGCCAGCTGTAGAGCAGACACCTTGTCCCAGTGATGTCGGTCACGCCGCTTGCCCTTGCTCGTTGCGTTGAGCAGTTCAGAGGATGCCGACCGCTCGGTCGACTTGTCTTCGCGGTAGGAGCCCAGCTGGCCTACCGTGTCCGCGTCGTTGAGCACCATGCAGTCCATCAGCGCATCCTGAAGGTAGGATAGCATCTGCGGGACAGACTTCGAGGTGGCAGCGATGCCAGGCTTGTACGCCTTCTCGTAGTAGAGGTTGGGGTAGGACATCTCTTCGAGCAACGCAAGCGTGGCTACGCCGACGCCGTTGGACTCGACACCGAGCAGGGCGTTATTGTACTTGCGCCCCACCTTGTTCAGGCGCTTGGCGAAGTCAACCGGGTCAGTGTTGTCACCGAAGCAAGCCACTTGGGTCCACTCGTTGTCGTAGACCTTGAAGACCTGGAACGCAGCGTGGTCCCGCGAGGCGTAGCCCGCAGGGTCAGCACCGATGACGTAGACCGCTCCCGGCTCTGGCTGCTCGTACTCCATGTACGGCGCCTTCCACTCGCACAGCGCCGACTCCTCGTGCTTCTTCAGCACGTCAGGCCGGAAGACGCAGCCCGCTGTCGCCACCCAGCACGACACGTCGTCGAACGGGTAGTACACCTTGAACAAGTCAGGGTTGCGGCGAATCTCGTCGTCTGTCTCCATCATCAGACGGCGGAACGACAGGTGCTGCTTCTTCAGCCCGAGGTGGCCGTAGCGTTCGAGCAGCTTGGTTTCTTCGAGAGTCAGCGCGCTGTTCTTTGGCCACGCACGCATGTTGAGCTTGCCGTCCCAGAACGGGAAGAACGCGTACACCCAGCGACCATAGCCCCGCTTGGCGTTGCGGCACTGGTCCTTCCACCAGTCCGCCGANGGCATGGACATCGGCGCNGGGGTGGACTCCAGCAGGATGTGGGCGTGGTCCCGGTTAATCATNGACGGGTAAATCATNGAGAACTGCCCACCGGCATCCCGCCAGTACGGCAACTCGGAGCCGTGGAAGTTGTCCGGCGACTGACCGATGCCGACAGCCCCTGTCTCGCCAGACAGGACACGCATCTTCCCGCCATGCTGGAACGACAGCTGCCGGACTTCTCGGTTGGGTACGGTCGGCGCCCGCACAACCCCAGGCCAGTTCTGGTGCACCATGTGCACACGGCGGTGCAGGTACTCGGCCCGGTCCTTGTTGTCTGCGATACAGACATGGTCATAGCCCGGGGTGTAGGCGGCCTTTACAT